TATTCAGGTTATCAAAACTTTTTAGATACCCATGCCTTAAACGATATGGTATGGTATAGAAATACATCAGGACCAAACCCACCGACAAGTGATAGAGATATTGAAGAGTTAGCAGAACATTTGTTCCATACAATTCATAACTTTGGTATTCCAGGTGCAGTTCCCGGAAGTGCTACAGAAGTTCCTATGGAATCTTTAGGTCCGATCCTTCAAAATAATCCTAGTTTTTCTTGGACAACTACAGAATTACACCTTGCAATGAAAGAAGCAATTGATGCATCTTTATATGATCCAACTGGTTATTCTACAGATTGGGCAACAGATGCTGATGCAGCTATGGTTGCATATAAAGAATATACTTATTTAGTTAATTGGTCAATGTGGGATATGAGTCAATTCTGGGATGGACAAAGTCTTGCGCCAGAATGGTCTGATACGTTAAAAACACCAGCAGGTATGTTAGCAAATAACCCGTTGGGTCATGCTATGTTTAAAAAATACTTTGAGCCAGTTTTAAGTAAACCTGATTTTGCTAAGATGCAAGATATGCTTCAGGATAACGATGCAGGTGAACATTACTACGAAGAGTCTGCAAACGGAGCTTCAAGAATTAATCAATTCAATTGGTTTAGTTTAACGAGCGCATTAGGATTTGGTTCAAATGGAACTTATACATATGATCGTTCAGGTTCATATACGAATGTTGCAGATGAAGCAGATAACAATCATGGCTGCCACTGCGCAGGAACGGTTGCTGGTAATACTCAAGGCTGGGCAAGAGACGCAAACATCTATAACATTAGCCCTTATGGTTCAAATCCAAATAGCTTATCAAGTACAAGGATGTGGGATTACGTTAGGCAATGGCATAATACAAAAGCAGTTAACCCTAAAACTGGCAGACGAAATCCTACTATTACAAATAATAGTTATGGTAGTTCTATACCTGTTGGTTCAGCCGCAGATAATTTTGGTAACATTACAAGTATTACATACAGAGGTACGGAGTTTAGTCCAGGACGTGATTTAACTACCGCTGAATTAAGAGCTCGTGGTTGTTATGCACCATCTTTAGAAATGGATATTCCATATTATTTTACTTCACGCCAAGCTGACCAACAAGATGCAATAGATGATGGAATTATTATTATCGCATCGGCGGGTAATGATAGTTGGAAAACTGTTAACGAGTCCGACCAAGATTGGAATAATACATATAAAGTTCAGTATTATGGATTTGACCAAACTTATTGGTTAAACCGTGGTACAGGTTCCGGCGCTGGGTTTAATCCAGTTATTAACGTTGGCGCAACATCAAATAATGTTAATGAAGTTAAAGCACCGTTTAGTAATTGCGGTAACCAAGTTGATATTTTCGCAGCTGGTGAAGGCATTCAAAGTAGTTTGCACTCAGGTGGTACTAATGATGCTAGAAATAGCTCATATCAATTAGGTAAGTATCAAGGAACAAGTATGTCAGGTCCACAAGTGGCAGGAGTTGTAGCGATCCTTGCTGAAGCATGGCCTAATATAACTCAATCAGAAGCACAGCAATGGATAACTGATAACTCAACTATGAATGCAATGTATGACTCTGGTACAGACGATGCGTACGATAGAAATAGTCTACAAGGTGCTGATAATAAATATTTAAGATGGATTAATCAACGACCAATAGATGGAAATACACTTCCAAAACGAAACTTTAAAACAAGACCTGCAACTGGGAAAGTTTACCCAAGACCTAATATACGTAGAAGAGGTTAGGAAAATGTTTATAAATATTACAAAGAGGCAGGCTAGGTGACATGGCAGAAGTACTTACAACAAAATTAAAAAATGATACGACTAGAATGTTTATGGAAGACATTCAGAATAATGACTTTTATGTATTTGTTTCTTCAATTACAACAGATACACGCCAAACCGCGTCTAATTCGCAGTATAGTAAAAATGAATTTTTAGAAAATACTGTGTTTGGTAAAAAGGTTCTTGGATCAGATACTAAGTTTATGATTAAGTATCACCCTTGGCAAAAAGATGCAACTTATGTTCAATACGATGATAAGATTGACTTAGAAGGCGAAAAGTTTTACGCTGTAGTTGGTCCAAATGATAATGATACTGGAGACTATCGTGTATTCAAATGCTTATATAACAACAATGATGGAGCATCTATTGCACCGCCAAATTGGAATGCATATACAACAAATCAAATATACGCAACAGCCGACAAGTACGTATGGAAGTTTATGTACGCGATTGAATCGGCTGAGTTTGAGGCATATAATGCCGTTGGTTATATTCCCTTACCTATAGATTTAGAAGTTAATCCAGATCCAAACGCAAACTCTGCTGCTATCATATATGGTTCAGAACTATCGGATATCTTTATTGAAAACCCAGTTGATAACGCCGGCTACCCATCTTTAGATGGATTTTTAGCTGCTGCTCCATCAAACTCTGGTGTGATAACATTCCGCGCAGGTGGATCCGGTGTTGTTAACCAAATTCAAAACTATTATGCAGGTATGTCAATATACATAACTAACCCAGACCAAACATCGCAAATATATAAAATTGATACATATGAATTTGACTCTGCTAGTGGTTATGGTAAAGCAAGAGTTGTTGGTACTCCACGTGCTGACGGTGTATCAAACATTGCAACATTTTCAATTATACCAACTATTGAATTACAAGGTGATGGCACAGGCTGTGTTGCTAAAGCAGAAGTAGTTGCTGGACAAATTTCAAATATTATTATCCTTAACCCAGGAAGTGGTTATACTAATTTAACAGCCTCAGTTAAAGATCCTGAGTTTGATTTTGCTCCAGAAGATACTAACTCTGTTGATGTTAGAGCATCTTTAAGACCAATTCTTTCTCCATTCGGCGGTCATGGCTATAACTTAATTGATGAATTATACTGTAGTCATATTCTTTTATATGGATATATTACAGAAACTGATAATAACCAAATTGGTTCAGAAAGCAGCTACTCTAATATTGGTGTTGTTAAAAATCCAGAATTTGTAAGTGCTCAGGCCAATACTGCCAATACACCAGACGTATTTGATAACAGAATTGAAATTATTACAGATGATATTTCTTATGCTGTTGAAGGCGATGCAGTTAAACAATTAGATGCGTCAAACAAAATAACATTCACTGGTAGAATACATGAAGTAGTTGATGCTGCTAACACAGTTTATATTTCAAACTTTATGGGTCCATTTGCTAACCAAGCGAATAATGACATATCTTTTGATCCAACTGCCGCAATTGTTAATTCTACAGGTCAAAGAATTATAATAAATAGTCCACAAGCCATTAATACGATAGAATCAGATTACATCCAAAGAAGTGGGCAAGTATACTTCATGGAAGATTTTGTTCCTCTCGTTCGTTCAAGAACCTCACGGGAAGAATACAAATTAGTATTAGAATTTTAAGGAAACATGATAGATGCCTATTAATAAAAATTTAAATATTGCTCCATATTTTGATGATTTCAATATAGAAAAGCAGTTCTATAAAATTCTGTTTAAGCCTGCTTACGCTATTCAAGCCCGTGAGCTTACACAGCTACAAACGATCTTGCAAAATCAGGTTGAACAATTTGGTGATAATATTTACCAAGAAGGTAGCATCGTTAAAGGCTGTAACTTTACAAATCTAAACAGTTTACAATTCGTTAAGCTAACAGACAAAACTGGTTTTGATCCAGAAACGTTTATCCCTGCGGTTGCAGACGAGGTAATTTCTGGTTCCACAGTTGAAATTGAAACTAAGTATGAGATTGAAGGTCAGATTTCTGGATTGAAAGCGTCAATCATATTCGCAGCGCGTGGTTTTGAAACACGTCCACCAAACCTTAATACATTCTTTGTTAACTACTTAAACTCAAACGAAGTACAAGGTTATAAATCGTTTATTGCTGGTGAAGAACTAGTCATTAACAAGTATCGCTATAATGGTTCAACTATTATTGAAACAGTACTTAGTGTTCAAACAACTCAGGTAACACAGCTCCCATCGCCAACAGGTAAATCGTTTGGTATCCAAGCTGCAGCCGGTGTTATATTTCAAAAAGGTCACTTCTTATTCGCTGCTGACCAAACTCTTATTGTTGCTCCATACACTGACCAGCCTGATGACTTATCGGTTGGTTATGAAGTTTCTGAAACAATCGTTAGCTCGCTACAAGATAGCAGCTTATTTGATAACGCAAACGGTTCAGCAAACGAAAACGCTCCGGGTGCCGATAGATTTAAAATGGTTCCAACATTAACTGTTAAAGATACTGCTGTTGCCGATATTGATGCAGGGTTCTTTACATTAATTAGATACCAAAATGGCTCAGCTGTTACGCTTAGAGACGTTGCACAATTTAACTCTATTAATGAAGAACTAGCTAAACGTACATATGAAACAAATGGCGATTATATCGTTGATGATTTCAAAGTATTAATGGAACGACGTGGCACAGACCTTACGGCACTTGTTGGTAAAGGCTCAGCTTATATCAAAGGTTATAAAATTGAAAACAGAGGTTTCCAAGATACTATAATTGATGATGTTACAACTACTTCTGTTCAAACTAACGAGTCAACTTCTCTTAATTACGGATCTTACGTTGACGTTACTACAATTTCTGGTACTATTGGATTACAATACGAAACACTAGAACTACAACGTTCAAATGGTACAAAGATTGGCGAAGCTTTTGCTAAAAACATTACTGCTACAAGATTATATTTGTTTGGTGTTAAATTACTTTACCCATCATATACGTTTGCTAATGTTGAGCGTATCGTCGGTACATCTGGAGTTATTACTATACCATCTGGCTCAAAAATTAAAGGTACAAAGACTGCACCAATGGTATTTGATACAGGGTCAAGAAGCATTAAAACATTAACAGACTTGGTGGTACCTGTACGTACAATGGCTACGAATGCAAACGTTTCAAGTAATGAAATTGTTATTAACGCGGCTAATGGTAACGAAGACTTTGCAGTTGACCAAGGAGACATCGTTGTTGTTGATGCATCTAATACTTTTATTAACGTGTTAAGTTATGCTACATCTTTAAACAACTCAGTTCTTACAATTACTTTAGACCCAGCAGATAATTCAGATCCTGTTGCTACTGTTTA